AGCGTTATGAAACATCTCCAACCAATCAAGCATGTATTGATGGTACAACAGATTTAATTTATGGTAAAGGTGTTAAAGCAAAAGATAGATTAGATTTAGAAGAGTATCTTTATACATTAACTACTGAAGATGAAATTCGTAAAATAGTATTTGACTATAAATTATTTGGTAACGCAGCAATACAATGTGTATTCAATGCAGACAGAACTAGAATAATTAATTTCTATCACTTACCAGCAGATACAATTCGTGCTGAAAGAGTAAATGAGCAAGGTGTTATACCTGGATTTTATTATTCAGCTGATTGGACAAATAAAAATATTAAACCAAAATACATTCCTGCATTTGGTCAAAATCAATATGAAGATGATGTACAGGTAATTTATATGAAGCGTTACGCTCCAGGTAAATTTTATTATGGTATTCCTGATTATTATTCTGCAATTCAATATTGCGCTGTAGAAGAAGAAGTATCAAACCTACATTTGAACAATATATTAAATAACTTCATGCCTAGTACAATCATTAACTTTAATGGTGGTGTACCAGCAGTTGAAGAACAAGCAATGGTTGAAAATAGCATTGCAAACAAATTTACAGGTACTACAAACGCAGGTAGATTCATTTTATCATTTAATGATAATCCAGAATATAAAACAACTGTTGAGATGTTACGTCCAGAAAACTTACATCAACAATACGATTTTATAGCTGAAGAATCATCTCGTAAAATTATGTTAGCACATAGAATTACCTCACAAATGCTATTCGGTATTAAAACAGCAAGCGGATTTAGTTCAAACGCTGATGAATTAAAAACATCATATGAAATTATGTTGGCATTAGTTATTCAGCCATTCCAAGAAGAAATTGTTAAAACAATTCAAGGTATAATTGAATTTAATGAAGTAGATGGTGAATCATTATACTTCGCTCCATTGATTCCATTTGGATTCTTAGCTGAATTAATGGATAACGCAGGTGCAGCTAACGCAAAAGCAATGATTGAAAGTCCAAATGACGTACCTGATGCAGTTGCAACACCAGCAGAAGGTGATGGTTCAATGGCTCCAAATCCTAATGAAGAAATTGGTAATGTTGTAGGACCAGAAAATACAGGTGAACAAGGAACATAAAAAATTAAAAATAGAAGATAATGAGTTTAAACGTTTTATTTATATCAAGAAATGACTTAGTCAAAAGAACACCAATCGGTGGAGATATAGATTCAGATAAATTAATCCCGTTTGTAAAAACAGCACAAGACAAATACATTTTGATTGCTCTAGGTACTGTATTATATGGTTATTTACAAACACAGGTTGCAGCAGGTACTGTAACGGGTGTGTATAAAACATTAATGGATGATTATATTACTGATTGTTTAGTTCACTATACATTTGTTGAAGCATTACCATTTTTAGCTTACCAGATTGATAACACAGGTATTACTAAAAACTTAAACGGTGAACAAGGCGCATCACCAAGTAAAGTTGATGTAGATTATTTACTACAAAAAGAATTAGGCACAGCTCAGTTCTATGCTGAACGTTTAGTTAATTATTTAATTGCACATAATAGTACTTATCCACAATACACAGCAACTACAGGATTCAGTGATAACGTTTATCCAGATAAAGGACAACAATATAGAAACGGATGGGTAATCTAAACAAAACATATCTAGGTTATAGACCTAAGGATGATAATATTACTAAATTAGCGCAGTATTTGGCCGCTAAAAACGGTTTTAAGGACGTTAAAAACGCCCAAAATAACAAATTTACTAATTTAGCGTCAAACAAAATACTCAAAAATAAACGTTTTTAAATGGCAACAGGAGCAGTACAATCACTACAAACATTTTATTCAGTTACAACGTTTTTTAATAACGTTTGTTTGGCTCACCCTAACATTAAGTATTTTACTTTAGGAGACATATACGGAATTGATCAGAAAAAACAACCACAATTTCCATATGCTAACTTATTAGTTAACAATGTTACGATTGATTCTGGTATGATGAATTATAACTTAACATTATTTGTAATGGATAGAGTAAATGATATTGCTCAGAATTCAGTTGGTGGTTATAATGAATTTTATAAGGATTGGAAAGGTATTGATAATAGTCAGGATGTTTGGAATACTACATTATTGACAATTAATGATGTTTTATCTTACGTTTATAGAAATCCACAAGCATATCCATATAACGTAATTGGTAGTACATTATGTACTCCATTCGAACAACGTTTTGACAGTTATATGTGGGGTTGGGCTGCTGATATGAATATAGCAGTAGGTAATCCTCAAGATATGTGTGTAATTGATATTAGTGATATAGAAGCAACAGGTAATGAGGCAACATGCTAGATCAAAACATTATAGAAGCAGAAAAGAAATGGGCTCAGCTAGTTGTAACAAACGCTAAGTCCATTTTAAGACGTAGTAATAAAGACGCTACTGGTAATTTAATCAATTCTATACGTTACACAGTTAATTCCCAAGGTAAAATTATATTTTTATTTGCTGAGGAAGGTAAATATGTTCAGAGCGGTCGACGCAAAGGAGCACGTTTTCCACCGCCAGCACCTATTACTAAATGGATTAGAGAGAAAGGTATTGTGGGTAAGACAAAAAATGGTGAACCGATGGGTATTAAATCACTAACTTATTTAATTAGTAGATCAATATCTAAAAAAGGAATTAAACCATTGCCATTTATGAGTATGGCTATTAAGCAAAGCAAGGAACAACTAAAAAAAGAATTAAAAAAGGCTGTAACTAAATCAGTAGTTGCTAGATTAAAAGCCGCATCATAAAATCATATTTTAATGTTATAACAACATGTCAATAACAGTAGTACAAAAACCAGGAGATATACAACCAGCACAATCACCAATTGTGTTTTCTGTATTAGAATCAACACAAGCATATACTGCTAGTGAATTTCAATATACAGCTAATTTATATGTGTGGACTGGTACTCCATCTCAATCAGGTTCATACATTTACTCAGCTAGAAAATATCCAAACCCATCTGGTTCTGGTATATTTGATTTTAGTAAAATGATTAATTCGACATTAACTACTTTAACTGCCACTAATGATAGTGTTATAAAATATTATAAAGTTGAAGTTGGATGGCAGTATGCTACAGGTAGTACTTACGTATCTCAACCAGGTGGATTAACACAAATTACTTGTTCTGCTGGTGGAGTAATGTTTATGGCATATGACGGATATAATTTATTTCCTAACCAGATTAATACAACAATGTCTGGTTCAAATACTTATTTTCCATTTATGACTGATATGCCTAGTGTTACTCAGTCAGTTTTAATTACAGATGTAACTAGAATTGATAATAGTCTTAATCAAAAAAGAGGTGTTGGTTTTTGGTATGGAATAAGTGATCAACATCCTACTTATGGAAATACTGTTGGTACAATTGTATATTCAGCTAGTTATGATAATGGATCAAAAATTAATAGCGTCTATACTACTATATATGCTGATGTTACATCAAGTGATATGGTTTATAGTTTTGGTACTGCCCCAGGAGATGGTATTATACCTACTACATCAGGTAGTGGTGCTTTAACTAATTACCAAGTTAAATTTATAAGCGGAAGTATCACATATGGCACTTTAAATTATGAAGTTGTATGTGAACAATATTATACACCAGTAAGAATTTGCTGGAAAAATAGATTTGGTCAATTAGATTGGTTAAATTTCTATAAACGCCATAATAATACATTTAATACAGATCAACGCTTATATCAACCTCAATTAGGTACTTGGGAATCACAAACCTTATCTTATAATCAATATCAAACAGCACAACAACGTTATATTGTAGATGCAACTGAAGTATTAGATGTTAATACAAACTGGTTATCAGATGGATATAATGAAATAATGAAACAACTAATGGTTTCAGATGAAATATATTGGTTATATGATCAAACAAGTTATTTAGTTAAACCACTTACAATTAAAACAAATAGCCTTCAATTTAAAACAGGCGTTAATAATAAATTAATTCAATACACATTATCATTTGACATTGGTCAACCATATAAACTATTATTGTAATGGGCGTTCAAACAACACAAGGATATAGAGGTAAACTGGTTGATAAGTTAACTGGAACTATATTAGACCAATTTGCTGATGAAGATATTAAGGTATCTAACAATATACTTGATTTATTTGATTTAGGTGAAATACCAGGCACATACACACAACAAATTACTTTACCAGGTACTAAAAAAAATAATGCTTATTTTGAGCAATATTATGATATTAGTGTTTGGGAACCAGACATATTTAATACTAATCAGGTAAACGAAGCATATCTTGACTTTGATTCATTTTATTTAGTTAATGGTTATTTACAACTTAATAAAGTTAACGTAATTGAAAACAAATTCGTTGACTCATACGAGGTAACTCTATTCGGTATTATCTCTAACTTCAGTATCGACACAAGATCGTCTTTCCTAACAGATTTAAGCACTTTAAGCGCTTATAACCATACAGCTTCATACGATAATATTAGTGCTAGTTGGCAACGAAATTTATTTAGTGGAGATATAGTTTATCCAATGGCTGAATATGGACAACAAATCTATTATTCACAAATTGATTTTCAAGGTATTGATGACAATACAAGTGCATTAGTAGTTCAAGATTATAAACCAGCAATTCGTATTAAAAAAGTATGGGATGCTATATTTAATGAATTTGGTTACACATATACTGGATCGTTTTGGAATGAACCATTTTTAAATGATGTTTATTTAAATTGTAATAATAATTTACAGGCACCTGTATTTTTTCCTGATATTGAAGGATATGGAGCAGGTAGAGTAACAAACGTATCTGGTTCAACTCCAATTAATTTAACAGCAGCAGTATCATCAAGTTTCTTATTTAATTCATTATCTTATAATAATGATAATAAATTTGCTCTTAGTGCATCTTATACTACATACACTGTAGATCAAAGAACTACTTTAGACATGACTTTAGATTTAGCATTTAAAGTAAGTGCATCTGGAGCAGCAGGTAGTGGTATGCCCGCTTGGTATATTACATGGGTAAATGATTCTACTGGATTAGTTCAAGATACTCAAGCATTAGCTGGACCAATTAACACATATATTACTACAATACGAGATTCTAGAACAATTACTGTTACTGAAACATTTAATTTAAAAGGTGTTCCCGTTATATCAGCAACATTACCCGCTGGTACTTATAGAATTTATATTATTTATCAAGTTTATGGTACAAATAATTTTACAGTACAATTAAATCCTGATGCTAATAATTTATGTGCTTTATCTATAAACAGAGTACGACAGGCCGGTGATCAGCAAGTGATGGATATTCCTAGTAATATGCCTAATGGTACATCTGGAATTAAAGTAATGGATTTTATACGCAGTGTACAAAAGAAATTTAATCTAATAATATATCCTAGTAAACAAAATCCAAATCAGTTTATTATTGAAACATTTAATAATTGGTATAAGCAAGGACAAGTTAAAGACTTTAATAAGTACATCAATATTAAAGATAAAATTACATTTACTCCAGCTAATCAATTAGGATATAAGAAAGTTAGATTTAGTGATGCTGATGATACCGATTATATTGAAACATTATTTAAACGTACTAATAACAGAGTGTATGGAGAATCAAATTATTATGATTCAGGTTCGTTTTATTCACAAGGTACATTAGATGTAGTTAGTGATGTATTAGCATCAGGGCCATTAGGTCAAGTACCAGGTTCAGTTTATACAGGTTCTATTAATACAGTTACTGGTTGTTCAACTTACCAAATTAATTTTGGTGGTGAAAGTGGTGGTGCAGCGGCTTACTATACAAGTTGTGCTGGTGTTCCAACTACACAAAGTATGACTCCAGCCGCACCAAATGCTTGGATTTGTGCTAGAACAGGAACAGTATCATTAGCTGGTAGTAATATAAGTTGGACATTACAAGGTAATTGTTCAACACCTCCAACAGGTAGTGCTTCAGGTAGTGGTAATCCAATGTGGATACCTTATTATATATCTAATGACAAATATGAACCAGCAAGAGTATTACCACGTTTACTATTTTACAATGGATTAGTTACTGTTTCTCCTTATTGGATTCAAGGTTATTACGATAGTACTAAAGCTGTTGTAGCATCAAACAAACAAACACAATATCCTTATTTTGATGTTTATTCAACAGGCTCTCTAAATGGTACATCATCAATATACCCACAATTAAATTCTAAATCATTACTTTACAACAATGAACAAGCAGTATGGGGTACAACACCAACAGGATCATTAGTAAGTACTTATTGGTCTACTTATTTAGCATTATTATATAATCCAAGAACACGTTTAGTTGATGCTAGTGCCGTAATTGGTTTAGCTGATTATTTTGATTTAGAATTAAACGATATAGCTGAATTTAGAGGTAACTATTACCACTTAAGAGCAATTAACGACTATAATTTAACTACAGGTGAATGTAATATTCAAATGTTAGGACCAATTATTCCAGATACTATATCAAGTATATTAAGTGGATCATGGGCACCATCAAGTGATCCTTGTGCATTTACTTATACTGGATCGTTAGTTACATGTACTCAATGGGATCAAACAAATACACAATGGGAAGCAACTTCGCAGTTATGGAACTGTGGGTAATAAAATATAAAAATATAAAAATATGGCAGCATTAACAGGATTATACATAAGTTCAAGCTACGGAGGTGTAATTCATTTATCAACAAATACAAGTATTGTGTCTGGAACAATGACTCAATTTCAAGATGGAGCAGGCAATAATATGCGTATATCATCAAATGGTTTAAATTCTGTTCAAGTAACAGGAAGTTTTGGTGTAACAGGATCTACTTCAATTACTAATGGATTAGAAGTTAAAACAGGCGACTTAGATTTTAGTGGTGGTAATGTAAATATATACAGTGGTAATATTAATCAATTTGCTGGTGCATCAACTCTACAGACAACAATAATATCAGGTAGTTTAACATTAAAACAGGGTGCAACTGGTAGTTTATTAGGAACAGCATCATTTGCTGTATCAGCATCTTATTCAAACAATAGCACATCAGCATCTTATTCAAATAATAGTACATCAGCGTCTTACGCATTAAATGCTACATCAGCTAGTTATGCAGTAAACGCTACTTCAGCTAGTTATGCATTAAATGCAACTTCAGCATCATATGCTTCATTAGCAGCAAATTCTATTTTATTAAATGGAACAGCATCGTCTGTGTTTGCTACAACAGGTAGTAATACATTTGTTGGTAATCAAGTTTATTCTGGTAGTTTAGCTACTATAGTAACTAATTTTGCTGGAGGACCTAGCAATACAGCTTCTATAGATTTATCTACAGGACAATTATTTAGTTTACAGTTATCAAATTCAACAACAACCCATGTAGCAATTAGTAATATACAAAGAGGACAAACAGGTTTATTACAAGTTAAACAACCAACATCAGGAGCATTAGGTAATGTAACTTTTACTAATAATATTACTTTTCCAAGTGGATCACAATATATTCCATTTAACTCAGCAAGCGCTGTAGATGTTATTTCATTTGTTTCATTTAATGGTACATCACTAAATGCAGTAGCCAACTATAATTTTATTGTATAATGATATCAACACCAGTAAATTTTTATTCAGCAAAAAAAAGAATACCGAAACAATATATTTCGTTACCAACAGCTAGTTTATTAGCTTATTATGATGCTTGGTTTACTTCTTCAATTTCTGCTTCTAATCAAACTACTTGGTTTGATTTAAGTGGTAATGGATATCATGGTACTATAACAGGTAGTATAACTTATGTAACAAATTCATTATCTCAAATATCTTATGATTCTCCTTGGAGACCAGCATTAATATTTGGTGGAAGTAGTAGATATACAGTAAGTGGGAGTTTAGCTGATGCTTTTGGAACAATTTCAAGTGGATATACTTCAGCACCTTTATGTAGCGGATCTTATCTAAATAATACTGATTGGACTGTTGTTATTGTAGCAAAACCCGATGATATTGGTACAGCTTTAAGAATAGGAGATGATACTATATATAAATACGAAGCATTACAACGTTATTCTCCATATGATCTTTTTTTAAGACAAAATTATGTAAAAACAAATCCAACAGGATCTACTGGTGGTCATATTGTAGCATCTACTGCTGCTCTTAATAATTTAGGTGCTTGGGGCATTTCTATAAATACTAAAGAATGCTATTCAGTTTCTCCATCTTATTTACCTAATAACAAAGTAGTTCAATATTATAAAGAAAATCCATACACAAGTACAGTAACTTCTTCTATGACAGGAACTTATCCTCCAGGATATCCTATAGCTAATAATGCATTAACAGGATCAGGTTTAACTTTTTTAGGACATACTTATGTAGGGGATATGCAAGCAATAGCAATTTATAATAAAGTACTTACACCTACTGAGATTAACAATGTATTTAATTATTTTATTTATAGAGAATTATAATGCCAAATATACAATATCAATTAACATTACAATCAGAAGGAATTAATAGTGGACCCTATTATGTAGTAACATTTGCTTCAGCATCTAGTTTAACATATTATCCAGTATTAGCTGGTTCTCCTGCTTATTTACCTAATGTTGGTAGTACAGCTACTGTATCAATTCCATCACAATCCTATTCCTTTTTACAATTTAATTTAAATAATGGATCAGGTAGTTGTGAATTATGTAATAATGATATTGTATTTTTAGTTACAGGTTCAATACCTGTAGTACCAAATACAGCATCTGTAAGTTGGAGTTTAAGCGAATATAGTTCAAGTGGAGTTTATGTTAATACTGATTTAAACTTAATTGTAAATGGAACAAGTAGTGGATATTTTACATCAAGTATGGGTAATTTTACTATGACGGCAAGTCAAGCAGTAACATTCTCAGCATTTAATTCACAACCAACAACATTCCCTTGGCCTACAGGTTCAGCAATGTACGTTACAGCTAGTAAAAATGGTACTATATTCTTTACAGGAGCAACATCAAATTCAGGTTCAATTGTAAGTAGTTCATTTATAGCTACATCGGGTTCAGTATATTCAATTTCAGTATCTTCATCATATACACCAGGCGCCCCTCCAATACCAACAGGTTCTTATAATTATTATGTTGTAGATCAATATAACTGTTTTCCTTGCACACCATATGATGAGGGATTAGTTGCAAGAACAACAGGTTCAGTAACGCTAACAACTGGATATTATTATAATAATGGTGATGGATACGCTTATTATGTTAGATATGATACTGCAACAGGTCCATCTTATACTGTTGATTTAGATAATTCAGCAACAGCAGGTACTAACTGTGGAGGAACATGCGCATTATAAAATAAACACATATGACACAAAACATAAACATCGAGAGCATTGTTACAATGATGAGACAGTTGCCAATAAAATACAATACTCCAGTAATTGAAATTGCTAGAGGTAGGTTTAAAAAACCAACAACATTAACAGAACGAATTAAAAAATTTAAGACATGGCTGATGAAACCGTAGTAGTAGACCTCAAGGTCATAGATAATATGGCTCCTTCCATAGCCAACTTAAAAGAGTTAAAAAAACTCTTAAAGACATTGCCTGCTGATTCTGAAAATTTTGGCCCTATTAATAGAAGGATTAGTGATATGGAGGATTCTATTAAAAGTGCTAAAGGTGCAACATCTGATTTTGTTGATACATTAGCATCAGCTCCAGGTCCGTTAGGTGCATTAGGTAAAGGATTAAATACATTAAAAGTATCTACTCAATCATTTGGTGCCGCATTAAAAGCTACTGGTATTGGTATAATAGTTGGTTTATTAGGTGTATTAGTCACAGCATTTGCTAAAACCGATGGTTCATTAAAAAAACTTGAACCAATATTAATTGCTTTTGAAAAAATATTAGGTGGTATTGTTGAAGGAATGCAACCATTTTTAGATATTGTTTTAGAATTAGCATTAAAAGCATTACCTTATCTTATTACAGGAACTAAAAATATATTTGGCGCATTTGTTTCATTATTCACATTAATTAAAGAAGTAGGTGTTGGCGCAGCTAAAATATTAAAAGGCTTATTTACATTTGATTGGAAATTAGCTAATGAAGGATATGAACAAATTAAAGGTAGTTGGGATAAAACTAAAGTAGCGTTTAATCAATTTACAGATAACTTTGATAAAGGATATGCTAAACAAACTGCTACTCAGAAAAAGAATTTAAAAGATCAAAAAGAAGCTGCTGATAAAGCATATGATGAAGCCGTTAAACGTACTGATGCTTTAAATAAATTAGATGATGCTAGAATAGAAAAAGCTAAAGCATTAGCATTAGCAATAGCTACTACAGAACAAGAAAAATTAGATATTGAAGTTAAATTTGCCCAAATAGCATATGATGCACAAAAGAAAGCTTTAGAAGATAAAATAGCATTAAATAAAAAATATGGTAAAGATACGGTACAATTAGAAGCTGATTTAGTTAAATTACAAGCAACATTCATTACTACTCAGTCTACTAATGCTGGTAAGCAAAAAGATATAACTAAAAATTTATATAGTGAATTAGATGCTGTAAGAAAAGCAGATTATGAAGCAACTTTAATGCTTAATAAGCAATTAAGTGATGCAGATAAACAAAAATTAGATAAAGCATTAGCAGGAGGTAAAGATTTTCTTAATGCTGTTGGTAAAGATTCTAAAGAAATACAACGTTTATTAGAAGCATATCAACAAGATCAAATAGTAAATGAAATAACATATCAACAAACTATAAATAAAATTATAGTTGATGCTGCTACAAAAAGATATGAAGAAGCTAATATATTATTTGAATCACAAAGAGCAGATCTTAAAAAACAGTATGAAGCAAAGCTTATAGATGAAATAGAGTATCGTAAAAAATCTGGTGAAATTGATAAAGCGGCTGCTGAAGAAGGTAAATTAATGCTTGATACTGCTTATCAAGATGAAATTAATAGAATAAATGCTTTAAGAGAATTACGTAATCAAGCTGCTGCTTCAGAAAAAGAATTATTAGATATTCGTCTTAATTCATATAAACAATATGGAGATGGTTTATCAGCAGTATTTAATTATATTTCAGGTTTACAAAAAGATGCATCAGAAGAACAAGTATTATTAGCTAAAATTGCTGTTTATATTCAATCAGCAGTAGCACTTGCTGATGTTATTTTAAGAGCAAGAGCAGCATATGCTTCATACGCTAAATCAGCTGCAGTAGCAACAGCAACAATGATAGAAGGAGGTGCATTATCTTCAAACCCATTAACAGCCCCTGTTGGATTGGCAATGGTAGCAGCAGGTAGTGCTGCAAAAGCTGCTGCTATAGGTGGTATGATTGCAACAGTAGCAGGTGGAATAGCTCAAACAGCTGTTATTGCTACAAATACAGCATTGCAAATTCAAGCAATTGATCAAGCAGCTAGTGGAGCAGCAAAATCATCTAGTAGTGGTGCAAGTGGTGGAGCATCAACTCCAGCATTTTCAGCAGGTGGATCAGTAGGCGCACCTCAAATTGGTGCATCAAATGCTCAAACAGGTGTAATAGCAGGTACCGTAGCAGGTGCTATTAATGCTAATAATTCAACTATGCAACCAATTAAAGCATACGTGGTAGGTAACGATATTACAACAGAAATGCAATTACAAAGAAGATTACGCACAATGGCACGACTAGGAGGTTAATTTTGTGTTATAACAATATAATAAAATATTATGGCAGACATTAAGAAAAAAGTATATAAAATGTTCATTGACGAAGAGGATATGGACGCGGGTGTATTTGCTATTTCATTAGTTGAAAGCCCAGCTATTGAGGCAAATTGGATTACTTTATCCAAACAACTTAAAATTGAATTAGCTACCGCTGATACTGAAAAACGCATTTTATTAGGCCCAGTATTAATTCCAAATAAATTAATTCCTCGTTTAGACGAACAAACAGGTGAAGAATACGATATTCAATTTGATGAGGCTGTAATTGAAAAAGCAGCACAATTATATATGCAACGTCAACATAATAACGATACAACATTAGAACATGCAGAATCAATTGATGATTTAAGTGTTGTTGAATCATGGTTAGTTGTAGACTCAAAAAATGATAAATCAAACGCATACGGTTTATCATATCCTAAAGGAACATGGATGGTAATGATGAAAGTTAATAATCCAACAATTTGGGAAGACTACGTTAAAAACGGCGTAGTTAAAGGATTCAGCCTAGAAGGATTATTTGGACATAATTTAGTGGAAGCGTCAAAGCAAGCGCATTTAGTGGCTTTATCTGATTTAATTGATATTTTTGATAGCGAGTATGCTGAAGAATTATTAGCTACAATGAAAGGTATTATTAAAAAAGATAATAGACTAAAAGCAGGTCAACGTGTTGAAATGGAAACATATAATGATTATCCAGACGTAGTTAAAAATAACGCACAAAAAGGAATAGACTTAAATGCAAAGGTTAATAATAAATGTGCCACAGAAGTCGGTAAGATCAGGGCACAACAGTTGGCTAACGGAAGAAATATTAGTGTACAAACCATCAAGCGCATGTACGCTTACACTTCACGAGCTGTCGAATTTTATAATCCAAAAGACAATACTGCATGCGGCACTATCTCTTACCTATTATGGGGAGGGGACGCTGCCAATAGATGGTCCGCAGCTAAATTAAAAGAATTAGGATTATTTAATGGTGAAACAGCAGTAAGTGTTGGTTCATCATACGCTGGTCAATTTGGTAATGGTAAAAAGAAAGAAAAAAATTATATACATCCTGCAATGTTAGGAATAAAAGAATAAATTATGGCAAGTATAGTAGAAATTGTATCTTATTTTAATTCAGCAAAACAACAAGCTATTGTATGGCATCACCAAACAACTAGTCTTGCTGAACATAAAGCATTAAATAACTTTTATGATGAAATATTAGAATTATTAGATGGTTTAAGTGAATCATATGCTGGTATATTTGGTAGATTAAAAGGATATGATGTACATGAAACACCAGATTGGACATCAACAGCAGACACAATTGCTTATTACAAAAATTGTTATGATTGGTTACAAGAAGAAAGAAAAACAGCACCACAAGAAAGCTGGATTCAAAATCAATTAGATGAGATTGCACAATTATTAGGCGAAACATTGTACCTATTAACACTAAAATAATGTTAAGTAATAGTATTAAAAAATTCATGATTAAGCTAGCTAAACCAATTGCTAGTTTTGATTATAACGATACCTTCAGCACGTTTAAAGGTAAAGGTAAAGCATTACAACTAATTAATGAAGGATGGGAAATTATTATTGTTACAGCATTAAATGATAATAACAGAACATTCATTGAAAATCAGGTTAAAAAAAGTGGTATTCCTGTAAGTAAAATCTATTTTACAAACGGGCAAGACAAATATAAAAAATTAGCTACTATACCTGGTGTTAAAAGACATTACGATAATAATCAAGAACAAATTGATAAGATCAAAAAATATTTACCAAACGTACAAGCAATAAAATTCTAATGTTTAACGCATTAAAGTCATATCAGGATAAACTAAATAAGTATGCTGAATTAGGTCGTAAGCCTAAGGAAACGCTTGTTATTGCTGATAGTAAAGATTTAGCAGACGAAATCAAACAAAACATCATTGATAATTCAGAACTATTTGGACACAATGATACTGGAACAATGGAAAACAGTATTAGTGTAAGACCAAATGGCGGTGGTGATTATGCTGTTAAAGGCGTTGAATACACTAAGTACGTAAATGGTTACGATAGAGAAACTGGAACAGGATTTGTGGATGATGCTGTTAATCAAGCATTACTTGATTTAGGTGGAAATGCAGACGTAATAATATAAATGGATAAATTGAACACATCAGAACTTAATACTGTGGGAGCAGTAACGACATGTTTGAGCCTGTTAAATTCAGTGTTTCAAATGTTAAATCCAGTATTGACGGGACTATTTTACATAGCGTCAATTGGTTGGTTGTTGACACAAATTTATTACAAAATAAAAGTTAAAAAATGAACAAAGAATTGTTAAAAGAATTAGGTAAAACTGCGTTAGTTGCGTTAGTTGTAGTTGTATTATTCAATGCAGCATTTGGCAAAAAATGTAACTGTGACGTATCAACACCAGTTGTAGCTGAACAAAAATTAGATTCAGCTAAATAAACCGTTTTGGCTGTGATGAGCCTTGTGTGTGTTTATGTGCCCGTCAGCAATGACGGGCTTTTTTATGCTAACATTTGCACGATTTTCTTATTATCTCAGCTTAAAGGGTAGGTGGGGAATAGTCGTGTTGATGTAGCAAATACTGGTTTTTTCCTCCCGTACATTAGAAACAGATTTTGACAAAACTAATGCATATATAAACATAAATGTATCTACCTGATCCAACAGGAGTGATTACCTGAAGTGTGGTCCTGATGACAGCTATAAATATAATAAAAAAATGTCAAATAACCAAAAAAACAAATCATTTTTCTTTGGGCGTCTAATAAATAGGTCGTATATTTATTGATATAAACACATATTATGGAAATAACAAAATATTGCTCTAAATGCGACACAACAAAACCAATTAACCAGTTTTGTAAAAATAAACGTAGCGTTGATGGTCATGCCTTTCAATGTAAATCATGTGTAAAAGAATACCAATTAACTATAAGAGATAAATGGAAAGAATACCAAAAAGTATATCAAGCTAAATATAGACCAGAACATAAAGAAAGATTATATCAGCAGCAAAAAGATTGGGTTAAAATTAATCCAGAAAAAGCACGTGCACATGTAGCAGCATCTAAAGCTAGAAATGCTGAGTATTACAAAGCATATGCTCGTGAATGGTCACGTCAAAATAGGTTGCGTAAAAAATTAGAAAAACAACAACAGCAGCCTAATGACTAATTCCGAATTAGTAGAACACACATATCGCAAACATAATACCTGGTTATCTCAAGTCAGCTATAATTTTACTAATAACAAAGATAACGCTGAAGAATTGGTTCAAGAATTATATCTTAAAATGATGGAATTAAAAGACATAAATAAGATAATGTTTAAAGAAGATGTTAATTTATTTTACCTATATAAAATGTTAAGGTCAATTTACTTAAACGGTTTAAAACGCTCAAAACCAAGTCTACCATTAGATGATGATTTATACGAACTACCAGCAGATTCATATGATTATGCAGCAGATAGTGCGTTTGAAACAATGGTTCAGTTAACAAATCAAGCATTAGATGAATTTAACTGGTTTGATAGTCATTTATTACGTGTTTATTTAGACGAAGGACATTCAATACAATCATTACACAAAGCAACAACAATATCAGCATCAACAATTTGGTCATCACAACAAAAAACAAAAAAATATGTCAGAGAATATATTAAAAAAAACATGTAGTATTTGTAATATAGAAAAACCAGAAACATCATTTAGTAAACGTAAAGCATCTAAAGACGGATTAATGAGTAGATGTAAATCATGTGACTTAATTAAAACAACAGCATGGAAAGAAAAAAATCATACTCGTAAATTAGTAAATGATAAAAAATACTATTACGATAATAAACAACAAGTAGACAAATTAGTTAAATTAAAACATGAAAGTATAAATCCAGCCGTTTATATGATTAAAAATTTAATGAATGGTAAAACGTATATTGGTACATCTAAAGCACCTTATGTTCGTATTAAACAACATTTATCATATCATGATTTAGATATTGAATTTTGTAGCTCATATGAGTTAGCAGAAGATATACATATATATAGTAAACGTGCATTTATATTTGGTGTGATTGAATATACAACTAAAGAAAATAAGCACGAATGTGAACGTAAATGGATACAACATTATCAACCTCAATATAATACAAGATGCAAATCAAACTGGGTAGCATAGTAGAAAAATTAATAGCAATTATTACGTTAGGATATGGACATCGAATTGCACAATATGTGGCAAACAAAATGGGTTATAAATCGTGTGGTTGTGAAACTCGTAAAGAGTGGCTCAATACATTATTTAACAAAAAAGACATAAAATTATGAATAAAATAAGTAAAGCATCTATATTAATATTATATTTGATTCCGTTTCTATTCTTTGGTATATTTGAATTAGCATTTGGAATTATAAGTATATTTTTTGAAAAATGTATGTTACCATTTAGATGGATAAATGACAAAATATTAACCGCATCAAATAAAATAAATACAAAATAACATGACTAAGCAAGAATCAGCTTCAGTATTAGAAGCAATTGAAAACGGATGGATAGATAGAACATTTTATCATTACCAAACATTTATTGATCCTAAAGCTCAAAGACCAGATACTAATGAAGAATGGAATAGTATGGTAAATGAATTAAAAGCAAAAGCAACACCAAAGGAAACAAAAACAAAATAATATGAATAAGGAAGAAGCATTAGATGTTAAAGCAATTTTAGTAACAATACACGATAGTATTCCAGCAACACATGTTGACAGAATATTTCATTACTATAAAAGTTACATTGATCCAAATGCTGGTAAACCTTGTACATGTAGTCCTAAAGATTGGAACAGAATGTTAATTGAGTTACGCAATAAAGTAGAAGCTACACTAGCAAGTTATGAAATATCAGAAAATCAGCAACAGAAAACCATACAAGAAGAAGAAACCTATAGTAAATCCAAACGTGGTAGGAAAAAGAGAACTACAGCAATTTCTTGATGCGATAGAATTATGTAAAACAAATCCAATGCCTGCTGAGGAAAGAGATCGACTAAATAAATTATATAAAATAGGTCCTTATCGCGAATGGCAAATTGATGCTGATGCAATTAAACGTATAGCTGAAATAGATAAAATGGTAACAACAGGTGAAGTAACAATGCATCCTAGATTACGTATAAGAATAGGACATGCTGGTAGAAAACCAGGTGGGACAAATGAAGTAATGGGTAAAAAACAATGGGAACGTAAACAAGAACAATTAATACACGAGTTAAATAATGGCTAAGAAAGTAAATAATAGTAACAAAGTAACCTTTGGCAAACGCAAAGGTGGTAAACCAAAAAAATTCGATGGACCAAAATCAAAACCAACTAAGCCTTACAGACAACAAGGACGTTAGTGAACAAGAAGCCGTTAAGGAATATGTTGACGGATTAGAAAATAACATTGAATATTTTAAAGAATGGTCAGCCATTTATAAAACACAACGTGATATTGCACGTAGTAAAGTATCACAATTAGAAATGAAGGTTTTACAATTAACAGAAATAATAAGACAGTACCAAAATGGAACAATGTAGACAATGTAGTAAATGTAAGGAAACAAAACCATTAACTGAATATTACAAACGTAGTCAAAGTAAAGACGATGGTGTAGCTAGACAATGTAAAATTTGTACTAACGCTAACTACAAAGCATACTGGAAACGTACTGCAATTAAACAATCAGAAAAACGACATGCTAGACAAATACGGGTTGATTTACAAAATAACGAACACAACAAATCAGAAATATTATATTGGTAAGAAGTGTTTAAATAAAGGGGTAAAATGGGAAAAATATTGGGGTAGTAGTAAGGATTTAATAGCGGATATGAAGATGATGGGTAAAGAACACTTTACTAAAGAAATATTAAAAATATGTGATTCCAGCTACGAATTATCGTATCATGAAATAGATCAGATGGTACGACACAATTGGCTAAATGATAAATGTTACAATCAAAATATGAGCGGCCGTTATTTTAAATCAAAACTTAAACATACAGATGAAGACAGAAACAACACGATTTGATGCCATAATTGGCAAAGTAGATGAACCCGCATTAGATCCAAATGCATTTTACTTATTAGATCTAGATAAGATAAAAAAGGTAGATGACATTAAAGCAATATTTGCTGCGCTTGGATTTAATTTCGTAGGTAATCATCCACGCATTAATATGATAGCGCATTTACTAGACAGAAATAATCCTATCTATCCACCACAACCAACACAGGAGGATTTTGATGCAGCAAATGAAGATGTGGAGGAGGTGTTATAACACGTAGACAACGTAAATAAACGTAATATGCCATTCACAACAGGAGAAGTAACAGGTAGACCTAAAGGAAGCGAAGGTAAAGATACTAAACGCGTTCGTGAAGCAATAACAGCAATCACTGAAGGCGGTATAACAAGTTTAAATGAATGTTTTGATGAAATTAGAACAACCAATCCAGCTAAATTTGTTGAATTATACTTGCGCTTACTAGAATACACAATGCCTAAACTTAGGTCAATCGACAATAACATTGATTTAAGTGATTCATTAATTCAAAAAATAACCGTTGAAATAGCTAATGGCAAAGGAACTCAAAATACAAGCGACGACAGTATTTCAGCGTAACTGGGATGCAACAACTCGTTTTGTAATAAACATAGGTGGTTCTCGTTCCACTAAAACATACTCAATACTTCAACTATTGATTGTTAAAGCATTAGAGAGTACTGAACCATTAGTTATCTCAATTGTCAGGAAGTCCCTACCATCACTCCGTATTAGCGTGATGAGGGATTTCTTTAACATACTAAAGCAACTCGATTTATACAACGAAGAACTGCACAATAAAACTGAGAACACATACCAATTAAATAATTCGTTAATTGAGTTTTTTAGTATTGATGACGCGCAGAAACGTAGGGGTACTAAGCGTGATATACTATTTGTAAATGAGGCAAATGAAATCACATATGAGGACTTCTTTCAATTAAACATCAGAACAACAACACAAGTATTTTTTGACTTTAACCCATCAGAAACATTTTGGTACAATGATCAAATCCAAACTAGAGATGATATTACAATCATTCATTCGACATATAAAGACAATCCATACCTTAATGACGACCAGATCAAAGAAATCGAACGTCTACAACACACTGACCTTCAGTATTACCAAATTTACGCATTGGGTGAGTTTGCGGGTGCCATTGATCGTATTTACTCTTATACTCCTTTGGATGATATACCTGTCGATCGTGGTGCTAAATTGGTAGCATTAGGATTAGACTTTGGCTACACAAACGATCCAACTACATTAGTTGAAGTATGGAGACAAGGCGACAACATCTATTTAAACGAATTAATTTATCAAACTGGACTAACGAATAGTGATATTGGTGATTTAATGAGTGAATACGGTGTAGATAGAACAATTGAAATAATAGCTGATTCAGCTGAACCTAAATCAATTGAAGAACTAAGACGCTATGGATTCAATATTAAACCAGCAATTAAAGGTCCTGACAGCATTAAAAACGGTATTGATATACTTAAACGTAATAGATTATTCGTTACAAAACAATCAACTAATCTAATTAAGGAATTAAACAATTATAAGTGGATAACAGATAAAAACGGAAATAAATTAAATAAACCCGTTGATATGTTTAACCACGCTTTAGACGCCGTACGCTACGTTGCATTAAATAAAATGAAACAAGGTAATACTGGCGTTTACAATATTAGTATTGTAGGTAGAGATGGTGAATTATCTAGAGCAGTTACAGGACAACAAAATTTAAAAACAACATACGCAATACGATGAAAACAATCACTGCACCACAATCATGGGCTGACGTTAACTTATACCAATACCTAAGATGGTATAAATCAGTTAAACCTTATCTTGAAACAGAAGAATATGCTGATAAAGCAATATTACATGGTATATTCAATTTCACTAACATCACTGAAGATGAGTATTTGAATATGCCTGAAAAAGATATTACTGATTTAAAAGTACAAATAGCAAAATTATTAAACACTACCTATACTAATTTCTTACCTAAATCAGTTACTATAGATGGAGTAAAATATGGTTTTATACCTTCACTTGATGATATGGCATACGGTGAATATCTAGATTTAGTTGAATACACAAAGAAAAACATGTGGGATAAAATGCCAACTATAATGGCAATGATGTATCGTCCAGTAATAAGCGAATCAGGATCAACGTACGCAATAGAGAAATACAATGGTACTAATGAAGATAGAGTTGAGTTATTTAACTTATATCTGACAATGGATTGTGTATTTGGAGCGATTAGTTTTTTTTTGGATTTACAGAGAGACTTACTGATAGGTACCCAGATCTATTTACAGGAGATGTTGAAGAAAGTGGGGAAAAAAGGATCTCCTCTACAGACGGCTTTAGTTCAAAATGGAGTGGATACCATACAATTGCAGTACTTGCAGGAAATGATCTCCTCAAATTTGACAGCATTACGGAGCTCCCCATTCACCAATGTTTAACATATCTATCATATCATAAAGATTATGAAGCGGTTCAAATTGAACTATCTAAACAACAACAACAATTTAATAGATAAATTTGGATTGGGCAAAGTAAAGGACGTATTTTTTATGAAATGAAATCGTTCCTATTGGTTATAACGTGGAATGAAGAAATACTTTTCAAGCCGCGACACTCGATATGCACTCGAAGATAAACCGTTACCGAAATTTTCGTATGGCTTATCTGTTCCTGGTTCACCCGCTTTCCAAGCATGTTTATGCGCTGATAAAGACAACTTAACTTATAGCAAGAAATGTTGCAAGGGTTATTTGTTTAACCAAGGCATAGGTAACATCATGGGGCCATATTCAGGTAGTATATAATGAAAAAGTATTTTAGTAATAAAGTAACAAATCCAAACGCAAGCAGAGATGCACCCGATTTCTCATATGGCAAATCAGGTGTTAGAGCTGGTTCACAATTAGCATGCTTGTGTGCAAATAGAAAAACGTATAGTAAAGAATGTTGCAAGGGTTACTTATTTAATCAAACAATTGGAAACATTATCTCACCATATCCTTATCCTGGAAGAGCATTCAGTGAAGGATTTAGTGATGGATTCTCTTAATAAACTAAAGTATGCCGTACAGTCGCAGTGATATATTAAATCAAAACACATCAGATTTTCCTAATAATAATTCAGGACAAATTACGCCTGCAATATTAAGAGATTTTAATGCTAATTTTGTTAATTCAGTAGTATTCATAGGCGATCCTACAGTTAGTGCTTCGTACGCAGCAACAGCATCAATTGCTACTTCTGCATCATATGCAGTAAATACTAGTAACGCTAATACAGCA